GTGGGGGCGTTGCTAGGATGACAAATTCCTTAAACTGTCGCATCTGCGGTGAAAAAGCAGACCCACAAACAAAAGAAGACCTTTGCCTTTACTGTGAGAACAATTTTGGGTCAGATGAACCAGAAGGAGAGAATTGGGATGACTGATGCAACAAATCAACGAAAAAGTAACACATGCTCTCATGACTTGATTTTCAAGGAATCAGTGCTAAACGATGATCATTGGTATTGTAGACATTGTTTCACACCAATAAAAGATACCACACGTTACAATATGGAGGAAAAGTAACACATGACTGATTTCTGGACATCTCTTGCAATCGGAGCAGTAGGAGGATTTACAGCAGGAGGTACAATCATCGGCATCATTTTATTGTTGGAGAAACTGGATGATATTAAAAGACAGAAGATGTGGGAGAAGAGTGACAAATGCACGACCTAGTAAAGTCAACCTTTATTGTATTTACAACAGGACTTGGTATTGGTATGGTGATTGGGTGGTTGGTGTTCTGAAATGACTGAAAAGAAATTGGAGAAAGAAGAGAAATGCAAATATTGTGTGGATGGAAAACGTTTTGAATATTTCAAGGAACCAATGCATGTTTGTCTTGATGAAAATAGAGAGATGACATCTGGGCTATGTAATGCTGTAATGAATGGTCAGGATGTAAAATGTGAATGGTGTTGTGGCACAGGAATTCACACACCACTTTCGGAGGATCCTTACATATGACTGACTATTGCAAGATATGTCTGACTGAAGCCGTTGCCCTTGATGACTGGTTTCTCAAGACTAAACCGGCACACGGCAAAACAGCAGTCATTGAATGTGTATGTCCTTGGTGTGTGGATGAGATGATGAAAAAAGGAGAAAAGTCATGACTGAAGTTTCTGACATTGTGCAAAAACTAAAGATCTACACATGTGCATCCGGAATCTGTGATTTTCTGGGATTTGAATACTTTTTTGACATAGACCGAGGAAACAGGGAGACTGCCCTTATCTTCAACAGGGAGACAGGAGACGTAAGAATACCAAAGCCATTTGAAAAAGCAGAAGACATCGCATGGCCAGAAAAATACAAGGTTCCCGATGTCGCCTCTAGAAAAAACCTGATTGTCTTTGAGTATGAGGAGGAGACAGGCCCAAGAAGGACAGGCGCACATATGGCCAAAAAAGGACATGGACATCCAGAAGACGAATACACCAGAAAAGATGCCGAGAAATACGACTGCTACAAGAGAGGAAACGTGAGATATCTCAGGGTATGGGAATCTGAGATGAAGGATCCTGTGTTATGGAGGGCAAAGATTGCAGAATTTCTGATAAAATGCTACTGGCAGGACCATACCGAGCTTGCGAAAGTCATGGAGCCGATACCTGACATGGAGGGGAATTAAGATGTGGATTTGTAAACTGAGAGGCCATAACTATGACGGGTCATACTCGATAACTCCCGAGGGTGGTAAGAAAATTGATTGGATTTTGATTTGTTCCCGATGTGGGAATGTGATTGATTTGACACATGTTATAGAGAAATTTCTAGCGGCACCACAAACGACAAAAGGAGAAACGAGTCAATGAAAATTAGAGAATATTTTGATACATTAGATACTGAACAACTTGAACAAATTAAAGAATTGATAGACAGGATTCATCGCTTAAGAAAAGAATATGAGGATGTTGTTAGAGAACGTCAAAGAGACAAAAACTATCAGGGTTGGTGTAATGAATCAATCCGCCTGGATACAATAAATGAGATCTTACAATCCGACAGAATTACTTCTGGGGTAGATGGTCAATGACCTGCAAACTCCTCTGCATGGACTACAAGGTGACACGTTCTACCAGAACCATCTCCATGTACCAGCAAGGATACAAACGCTGCACAAACTGCGAGGTATACATGAACTGGGACGGCAACTACTGCCCATGCTGTTCCCTGAAACTACGAATAAAGCCAAGGGCCAAGCGATTGAGGGACCAACTAAAGGCAATGGAGGTAAAGACCAAATGAAAACATGCTCCTATGACGTCTGATTGCATAGAGACATGTTATGCCTGTCATGGGTGTGGGGTAGAATAAAAGAATGATAAAGAATAACTAGAGTTATATATGTCCACTACTTCTACTACCATAATGGCAAAACAGGTAACCTGTCCAAATTGCAGGCATTCTTGGGAGACCAAGAGCGAGTTGCGACGTGTTACCTGCAGTAGCTGTGGAGGCAAAATCAAAAATGAGTAGAAATTATTATTCTAATAATAATTTTGGTCAGCTAATTCCTTCTCTCTCGTTTTTGGCAGTTTCCATGATGTTACTGTCGGGAGGCATTTCATTAGCGTATGCAGACACACTCCCGTTGCCACAACTTTCAGATGAAAACGTTACCGGGGTCAATGTCTATACCAGCTTTCAATCCGATAACCGATGGACTACAGTAATCGAGGTTCAATACCAGGTTACCAGTCCTCTGGAAGTACCAGAAACCATTACTTATTTTTCAATTGACGGAACCCAGACAGAAGTAATTCCAGTCAGGGACCAATTTATCGAGGCAAACACGCCTGTAATTATCACTCCTGAAACCCTAACAGAAGAGGAGCAAAAACAGATTGACATCCAGAACAGACTGGAAGAAAATGAAAAGAAACAACAGGAGATCAGGGACCAAAAACTAGACAAGGCACTGACATGCCTGTATGGCCAGACCGAAGATGGAACCATCACCTGGCAGGCAGAACGTGAAACCCTCAAGCTTCAAAAGACCACTTATTTCCACCAGTTACCTGCAGATTACCAATTAAAACAACTTGAACTCTGGACTGAAGAGTGCAAGATAAAGGAGAATTACTGGGCAACAAGCCATCCCTATTTCACCAACAAGGCATTAACCGAAGCCGTCGAGATTGACTGGCCTCTTGGGCTAGATGAGACAGATGCACCATGGACTGTAGATGTAACGCCAGAAATGCTACAAGCAGAAGCCATCAGGGCCGAGAACATCCCAAAACACTGGAATGATCCATACCAAGGATTTACCGGAGCAGAACTAAACCCACCGGAAGGTCCACGGAACACATGTCAGCCAGTCCACTGGAGCATTGACGAGAGAGGAGAGTTCTGTCCATTACAGGATTATGCAAAATATGACTATCTTGACAGAAATCCTGTAGACCAGGTAGAGCTTGCAATGATTCAGATGTGCGAGGCATATCTGCCTGCACCTGACGCTGCCCATTACAAGACAGCATGGGAGAACAGACAGGCCATCTTACAGCACTGCCCATTTGTAGGTGTGAGTGATGAATGACCAACAAAGCAACATTGTATCCATTGTTATGCTGTCAATGTCGTGAGACTGTAGCATACACAGAATACAATTATCAAGACCCTAATGAAATGAGTATTTTTGTATATTGTAAAGACTGTACCGATATTACAATTAATGAGACGAAATAATGACGTTCCTCAAAAACACCGATCTAGGCGACTTTTCCAAAGGTGCGCTCGTAGCGACTTGGGCCATGATATTTCTGTTGCTTGCATTGGCTGAGATGAGAGGTTGGGACTGATATGACAAATTCCTTACATTGTCGCAACGGTTGGAAGAAGGTTTATTCCAGTTTAATCAAACACCATAACAAATTACCATCTGAATTCTTTTATGATTGTGGTTGTTGTCGTGAATGTGTTAAATTAGGAGGTCATTTTCATGCTTGAACTACTATTCACAATATCCTTGGCCACACTTGCATGGCCATATGCAGGAGAGCCACTGTGGGACGAGGTTTATTATTCACAACCGATATACCTAGATGTAAAGGGAGAACAAATGGTAACACTACAGCTAGTAGACAAGATCTGCAACCCTCGTGACTGTGTGGATGGATTCTATGACTCTGGAACCAACACCATATCCATTGTACAGGGAAAGTTTGGGCATACGCCTTCTGCAATGTACTTTGAGAACTATCAAGGATGCACGCCATTCCTGCATGAGAGATGGCATTCAATACACGGAGACTATACCCACAAGATCATGCCGTTTGGATGTGAGGGTGTGTGGTGAAGGGCATGACTAATACTGAAATTGAGATTGGTCCTTTTACATTGAACTTTCCTAAAGATTCCGAACACATAAGATTCACTTTTGAGAAATCCAACAAAGAGTATCTGATATCTTTTGATGCGATTGAGAAATTGGTTGCACAGTATGCCTTCACAAAACAGGAGAAATCAGAGCAATGAGAACTATTTCATTACGTCAACAACAAGAAGCATTTGCCTTAAGTCATCCAACAAGAAAGGGGATATTGAAACTCTTAAAAAAAGAACTGTGTGTTTTTCACCTTCAAAAAAAACTTGGGATACGATCATCCACTACCGTAAGGCATCATGTCGATATTTTACTCAAAGCCAAACTAATCAAAAAAACAAGAACGGTTGAAATCAGAGGTGGAAATACCAAATACTACAAGGCACAAGTGCTCTTAAAGGAGGTCAAATAAGAGAATGGTTCTACATCCAAAAACAAAATACAAAGGACTTGGTTCTGGTTGGTGTGATGTTCCTTATTGTAAAGAAGGTGCTAAATGGTGGACTTGTTTAAACTGTGGACATTGTTCATGTGGAAAACATCAGGTGTTTGACGGACTTAATGTAATTGAGTGCTGGTGGTGCTCTGAAAAGGTGTGAAATGATATGATGAAACTAGTAATAATAACTGCAATAATCGTCACAGTCGTAATAGTTTCCACTATATCCTATGCCGACGCAGATTTCGATTTTGATATTAGTAATGACTTTTTTGTAAACATTGGAATTCTCAACCTTTCAAGTTACATTGAGCTGTATGATGAGTCCCTTCCGCCCCAAGAACAACAAGCCCTCCTGGATCACATGAAGACTATGATATTATTACTGCAAAAGTACCCCGATCATACACGATATCCTGGGGAAATATTCCCACTCATAATGGAAGCAAATGCCCTGATAGAGAGGGGCATAGTACCGCCGAAACCTCCAACACTGACCGTACAGGACGAGGACACCGGGGAAATAATATTCCAGGCATTTACCGACAATGAGCCAAAATACTTTGAGTTTAATCCAGAGAAATGGGACTGTGTCTTTTTCGAGATTCCTACTTTGAAATGTACGGTGAGGACAACAGAATGAGTGAAGAAGGGAAAGAAAATAATGTCTTTGTACAAGACACTAACTTCACTCTTCAAATAGACTGCATAAAATGCGGCAAAAAAACAGGAATAGGACAGATCATCTTTGGGTCTGGCAATTCGATGTGTTTAGATTGCGGCAATGAGTTTCAAAATTGGATGTACGATAAATTAGTAAAGGAGTGGATTTCAAAAAATGACACTACATCAATGTCCTGAATGCAAGGAATTCTTTGACGAAGAGTGGAAATATCTCCACCACAGGGTCATGCACCACAACTATCTGGGTCAAAAATACAACCCCGAAACCTCTTTAACATAGCGACTGAAAGCCGATTCATGGCCAAGGTCGTATGCGCCTGGTGTGATAGCGAATACCTAGGACCGGTAGACAAACACACCTTTATCTGCACTGACTGCAACAATTACACCCACCTTGAAAGGCACGTACGCAGGCAGAACTTGTCAGATCTGCGATAAAGTTTTTAACGTATTTTTTTTACACCTGATGTATATGTCCAGCATCATATCAAAGGCAGATCTTAGAAGCGTAACCATCATAGCGTTTGTTGCGCTGTTCATCGGATCATTCATCTACTTTGTGATTACGGTGCCTTTTGACGAGGAAAAGAAACTCGATCCAACACTGATGGTGCTGTTGATGATGAATCTGTTAATCGGTACTTTGGTCGGCATGTTCGCATGGCTTGGTTTCAAACAGGGACAAGCACAACCACAAAACACAAACTAATTTTCCCAAATTTTTAAATATCCATATACAGATGTCAGTACATGCCAACTTATGAAAAAGGCCAGACTGACCAAGCACTTGATTTTGTTGCACAGTTTACAAGCATTGAGGACGGACAATTTCTTTCCGTAGACGTTGACGACTCTACCATGACTGATGAAGAAAAGGCAGAGCTTGACACAATAATGGCAGGTCTCGGACTCTCAAAAAAAAACTAAACGATAATGAATTCCCACGGGATGCTGTTTTTATTACTCCCGCCCAATCTATTACAGACACCATAAATTCCACCGGCAAGGGACAGTGGATCGTCCTAGAGGACGGAACATGGGAACCTGATTCTGACAGGCTCTTTGACATCAGAAGAGATGATGTAATCATCAAAGCCAGAAACAAGTGGAAGGCAAAGGTTGATGGCAAAAACAGCGTGAGATGGGGAATATGGGCAAGGAACAGCTCAAACAATATAGAACTAGACGGCCTTGACCTGACGGGAACCCCCGAGGGAGGATTCCATGCAAGAGGAATCAACGGGCTAAAGTACAACAACATTTATGCACACCATTTTCACAACAAGGAGACAGAGGATCCCAGCGGACTTGGAGCTGCAATATGGTTCTCAGACATTGACGACAAGATGAGCAAGAACATCATAATTGACGGCGTTCGCTCAGAACACAATGGAAGAATCCCATACCTACTAAACAATGACGGCACCCCAGACAGGCCTGCAGACAACAACTGGCATGACCAGACTTTTTACATTGCAGGCCAGAATATGGTAATCAAGAACTGTACTTTCCAGGAATCCCTATCAGGAACTGACATCACATTGTCAGGTAGAGATAGATACATCCATGACGTAAAAATAATGAACTGCAAGTTCGGCAAAAGAGTAATGCACAGGAAATCAACCCCAATAATCAACCTTGTTACTCATGATGAATTCTCAATGTCAAAGATAGAAAACCTCACAATCGAGGGGTGCGACTTTTACAATGGACGATTCGACACCCCGGAGAACCCACAGTGGTTTAATGAATCTGATTTCAATCCCGCATCATATGCACCGATAAACATGTGGCGCAATGGCGGCCTAGTAGACGGTCTTACAATCAAGGACTGCAGGATGCAAACAAACACACCATGGGTAAGAGAATGGAAGCCAGACAACAGAGATGCAGAAGATCACCCACAAGTCACCCTGATTAACAACCAAAAGAACGTAGCCCTGACATAGAATAGCACTCTTTTTATCCCTCTTTTTTCCATATATGACACGGTTCGGAACGATCCAGGCACCTTCTTCATGTCAACCAAACTCGCCTGTGTGAATCCGGACCTTAACTTTAATAATTATACTGTGTATATATACACGGGAATTGGATAGATTAGTCATTGCTGCCCTCATCCTTGTGGTGATAGGAAGTTCCGTATTTGTGCTAGAGGATAATGCCATTCACATAGAGATTCCTTTGGAGATACTATGTGATTTTGGGCTAGTTAATACTGATGACGGCAACACTACCGCACTGGCCAACATTCTCAAGTCATTTCTCCCAGAGGGAATAGACTGTGAGTGAGACAGAAAAGCCCAAGAAGAGACAATCCAATACTCTCTTATACGTGCTAGTCATACTATCAATGTCCACTTCTGGTGGAGCACTGGGATATGACACAATTCTTGGGGAGAGATTGGTCCCAGAAGACAGAACAGACGATATCCAACAGCACCAGATTGATACAATTATCCAGACCACAATTCCTGGTACAATACAAATGATCACAGAGCATTCGCATGAGACACTGCCACATTCGCATGATCTTCCTTTGCATTCACATGATAATGATGTTGTTGGAGACCATTCGCATCCCTTCCAAGACCATTCACATTCGTTGGAATCCCATTCACATTCTCTGGAAGAGCATACGCATCCTGAACTTCGCCTTGTAGACACAAGCCATAGCCATACCAATCTGGCTCATGATATTGAAGATCTTCAGGAGGATCATATCAAGGATACAGTAGACTTGGATGACAGAGTAGACGAGCTGGAGGATGAAATAAGAGACCTCAAACGCGACATTAGAGACTTGGAAAACGCAGAGGACCACAACCACAATGACATCCTAGACGAAATTCAGGGCATCAAGAACTATCTTGATGAGATGTGTCTACGAGTACTGTCTGAGAAGACATGTGGGGGATTTGCAGATACTCATCTCAACACTTAATTATCTTGTGAGGCTACATATCTCATCGGCATTTGTCGGACTACACCAAGTCGGACCTTGAGCTGATAGGTAGGTGAAAAGAATGAAAGTAACAGTAGATATACCAAAAGGCTATTTTGAGGCAGAAAAAGCCAACGCACTCAAAGCATGGAATGAGTACAACGAAAATGATAAACAGTATATAGACAAAGGGTTCAGATTTGAATTTGATATTGACATCGATGATACTGAGATCGATGAATCTGAGATTGAAATAATGGGGGGTATGAACACAAAGTTTGAGGATTCTCCTTGGGTGATAATCTCATGGACTCCTGACTCTGCAGACTTGAGACTCTTAGTAGAATACACAACAAAACAACTCAATCGGTTCAAAGCAGCTCTGGAATCCATAACTGGACTCAAGTAGAATTATCATGGAACGCAATTACTTGATATGCATGCTTGCAGGCTGGTTCATGTCAGAAAACCCTTCCATGACAGGAGATGACCTGAGAATACACATAGACCAAAGATTAGAGAAATGTTGCCTATCTCGTTTGGGACAGGAAAAAGACGATCTTCAACTGATTGATGAACTCTTGGGAGAAACAATGATCTATGTCATCGGACTTGGAATAAACCGCAAGGACAGGCGGTTCTAATCCTTTTTTAATATATAAAAGACTGGTCGATGACTTCTGACTGAATATATAAAGAAGTGTTCACTATGAATCACAGGGGCTAGAACCGGAAATAGGACAGCATGATTCCAATCTTTGGTCTAATACCGGCATGGTCTGGTAGTAGTTGCAGCAGTAACTGTAGCCAATTTGACGCCCTTTCAGAGGACTAGCGGTGTCGAAGACAATTATAACGTCTTCGTGCATCTATCCTCTTGCATTCTTTACAATCTCTTTTTCCATTAGAGCGAACATAGAGATTTGAGCCATTAAGAGGATGTCCATGTTTACAATGTGTTTTCTTTGAATTCCCACTGGTTTGTATTCCTCTTCTCAAATTTTCTACTAATGTGACTGCTTCCAAATGTTGTGGATTCACACAAGCCCTGTTGCGACAGAGGTGATCTATTTGCAACTCCTTGGGTATTTCTCCATTCCAATGTTTGTATGACACACGATGTGATCTTTCTTGTTTGCCTTCATATCCAAACCGTCCATATCCCATATCCAGAACCCCTTTCCAGATCCAACAACCTGTCAAAACATCTAATTGTATTTTTTTCTGAAAGCGTAAAAGATCTTGTTTTTTCAACTATTGATATTTGTTAAACTCTACTATATTTTTGATGCCCCGAAAATTACATATTCTACATATTGGTACGATAATTACGGTCCGATATGGAATTCCATATCACCTGATGGATATCCGCATAAATGTCTAGAGAGAAGAGGGTAAAAGATCGTCACAATCCCTGAGTGCAGAAAGGGACTACGACATGGGGCATGATCGGGGTATTCGTGATTGTCCTAACGACATCTTCTTCATAACACATAATAACATGTTATGACATACTATAACACATGAAAAAACAACAAGTAAACATGACCCTTGACGAGGCAACAATCACATTCATAGACAGGATAGCAAAAGATGAGAATCTAGGATACGGCGGCAACAGATCACTGGCAGTACGCCACATAATCAGGGAGTTTAAATCTAAATGACTGAACAGGAACTAGTATTACAGGTAATGGCTGCAGGACACGGCCACAAGGACATGAGATATGACCCAAAAAACAAGGCAGAAGTCAAAAAGATAAAGGAGTACATCAAGAAGAAACTGGCAGAAGGCTGGGTACTGTACGGCATGAAGGCAGGAGATTCCATGATGGAAAAGCTTGCAAACGCCCGAGATATTGACAAGATAGACTTGGACAGATTTATCCTCTCAGGCAAAGACAAGATAGAGAAGAAACTATTGGCACAGCCAAACACGGGTGGATAGAATGGGAAAATATGGTGAACAATATCAACAAGAGGATGACCTAAAACCAACCGATGATGGAAGAATCCTCGAATTTTGGCTTTGGAAGATTGCAGAGGAATTAGCTGAAGCAAATAGGCTGAAGAGAATTGAACTTCGTCAGGGTACATCTCGAATACAATTACGATCTAATGACTATCCTATTCAAGATGTCATCGACAAAGAGGAATTAGAGGACAAAGCATAATGGGCACAAAATACCCGTTCGGCGATTCTCCATACTATCCCCCAAGGGACTGGACATGTCCCGAGTGCAAGAAATACCACTCAAAACCACACTTTGCCTATTATGGCCAGATTGATTATTCAAAAAACACACAGGAATACGGACGTGTAAAGTTCAACAGGGAAGGTTCCGGTATGGACTGCGATGATCACAAAGAATACGACATGCCATTAAAACCCATGGCAGAGGCAACGGGACCACAGTTTGGAAGAACAGGAAAACAGAGACCGTTGTTCTGTCCTCATTGTGGATGGGAAGAAGTAATGATATACATCACCAAGGTGAAAAAGAAATAATGAAAGAATTCAAGGCTTTACCAACCATCAGAAAGAAGAATGTGCCTAAAAAAGGAGATCTTGTAGCCATGACAAAATCAGGACGCGTTAAACGTATTTCCTGTGATGAAGGTGATCTTGTGGGCATATACCTGGGCGATGGAGAAATAATTTTTGAGGGAATTGCAGTCGTAAAGGATGAGGATGAATAATGGCTTGGGCTGGACAACGAGTGCAAAATTGGCAGAGGGATGACAACGGCAACGTAAGATCCGCTCCAGGAGTTCTCAACTTTGCATATGTAGGAAACGCAACAAGCGGCACCGCAACGGATTCGGATATCTGCACTAGACATTATGCGCCCTTGGACGAGATGAGTGAGGTCGAACCTGAAAACTTGACAACATTCAGGGACAGATTCGACAACGAGCCTGGGTTTGCACAGGAACAATACCTGATGCAGACAAGAATGGAGAACATGACTGCAGATACTACGGGTGCCACCACAAACGATTATCTCTGCTTTAACACCAGCGGAACATCCAGCACAGTGTGGTCACAATTGGACTATCGGGTACCAACAGGTGACAATATCACTTGGACCACAACAGGCACTGGTGACATAAACTGGACCGGAAACATCCGATTAGGAATAGACGACTTCTCTGACGCAGGAAAGATACGAAATGCTCTCATGCAGATATTTGAGAAGGTACCAAAATCAATAAAGAAGCTCATGACCAAAGACGAAAAGAAACTCATCAAGGCAAAATACAAGAGCGAGAAACTACTCCGGCAGTGGCTATCTGCTGATGAATACAGATCACTACGGCTCAAAGGAGAGCTTGAGATACCAAGCAAGGAAAACGAGGATGAGATATTCATAGTCAAAAAGTCACCGCACGAGATGGTCGACGTAAAGTCAAAGAAGAACAACATGGCACACAAGCACAAACTCTGTGTGGTAGCAGAAGACATGGACTATCCAATAGGAGACCAGTTACTATCTAAGATCTTGTTGTTAAAGACTGATGAGAAAGAATTCAGGAGACTGGCAATAAAACATGGTTAGAGGACACCAATGAAACTTCATTTTCTCAGGCACAATTGTGGGGTATCAAACATGCTTCAAATTTTAAATGGAAAAAAGCCCACAAACTGTAAATTCTACTGGAAGATGAGAGGCGGCAAAACCTACAGTGGAAACGTGCATTTTTTCACCCTGTTTGGATTCAGGATGGTAATTAACACTATAAAGAAAAAGGATCTGTGGACAACATGATGAAAAAAATAAATGACGACTGTGTATATAATGGCGTAAAACATTCTAGGCATTCATGGCCAGAAGAAGATGAATACTATCTCACCAGATGGTGTTCAAATTGTGGAAAAAGACAACATGCTGTCTGGGTAGATGACGATGAAAAAGACAATATCACTAGCGATATACAATAACTATAAGTGATACCCCATGTTGTACATAATTAGGAGCAAAAACACGGTAAAAATGACACAAAAACAAGAGAAATGGAGCGAATCAGAGGGAGAATACAAGGCATATTCCAAGATAGTTCGAAGACTCTTGAAGAAACTAACAAAACAGACTACCAGCACCAAAAAGAATCCCAATGACTGGGATCTTGAAAAAGCAATTGAGTTAACCAGCAAGTTGGGTTACTGTCTGAATATCAAGACCAACCTTGCACACAAGACAGACCTGGAGCAGAGGCTGAAATATCTTGAGAACATCAACTCTTCAAAGAAAAAGCATGAGGAGTTTGCAACACAATGAAGAACTTCTTAGCGTTCCCAAATGCTACGGATGAGGAAATGAAATCCATCATCGAACAACTAAAACAACTCAAACCTAGACATTTCGTGAGAGACTATCCTATTACAATTACCAATTCAACACAAGAAAATCTGTGGTATTGTGAAACCACTGATGATGACAGGCAATGGAAACAATGTGCCCATCATGCGTTGAAGAGGCTGAATCTAAAATGACTTTTGATAATCCCGGAAACCTCCTTACTTCAAAGGATGTGGAACATGTCTTAATGCCCAACAACTATATCTGTCCTAAATGCGGCGGAGTTCTCTTAGTGATGAATACATGGGCCACTTGTAGACATTGTAAGAAATACTCCATACATTTTGAGAATAAATGAGTAGTTTTGAGAAACGCCTTGAGACCGTAGAAGCAAGAGATTTAGAACCTGATGATTCATCCTTTCTTCCCACACTGCCAAGAAACACGCTCGACTGGATAGAGGCCGCCCGACCAAACATAGGAAACAAGACCAGAAATTTCAATCTCTATCCATACTGGCTTGACATCTATGAGGACAATCATCCAAACATCCAAGTCATGGCAGCTCGACAGACATTCAAGACTACCGCCTGCTCTGACATACTGGCATGTGCCGCAACATCGATTCCAAACATAGAGATATCCTACATTGTAGACAACGAGGCACATAGGACAGCATTCAGCAATCAAAGACTGAGAAGGGACACCTTTCTTTCCAATCCAGTCTTGAAGCAGTTTCTTCCTCATGGAGGCCGAGCCAACGTAGGCACCATTAACATGCTGAACAATTCAGTAATCTATCTTCTTACTGATGAAAGGGAATACAATCAGGCAGAAGGAAAATCAAACTATCTTGTGGTTGAGGACGAGAAACAGTATCAGGATGTTGCATTCGAGCCCAAGGTCATGTACACTCTCTCTGCCACAAAGGGGAGAATGCTCGGTTTCGGAATAGGAGGGGAAGCCGGCTCTGACTATGACCGACTTTGGCAAAGAACAGACCAGAGAGAGTGGGTATATGATGATCCATACTGGAGAGGCAAACTGCAATTCGACAATCTTGGAAACATAACCAATTCAGATGACGAGTTGAAATCCATCCTTGCAGGAAGATGGGTCGCACAAAAGCCTGAAAACACACAGTATAGGGGATACCATATACCTCAGACCATAGTGCCTACAATCCCATTAACAATACAGGATGCCATAGACAAATATCACATACAGCCAGAGCTATCAATAGAATACCAACAAAAGAACTTTCCACAATCCATCTTTCTTTCACATACGATGGCACAGATGTACAAGGCTGAAAGAAGGCCAATCACCCCCGAAATGGTGTATGCCTGCATGCACCCGTACAGATACATTGGTTTGCTCTCTGCAGGCGAGGTGCGCAAGCTCAAGGAAACATTCAAGAACGAGATAAGAGTACTAATGGGTGTTGACTTTGGAAGTGGACCCGCAGCTTCGAGCACAGTTGTCTCTATTATCATCCATTGGAGAAAAAGTGGAAGATATCAAATTGTACACATTGAATCCCGCCCTCAAGAGCACCAACTCGATCAGTGTAAATACATTGCGGAGCTTGGTGACATCTATGAGATTGACCATGGAGTCGGTGACCTTGGATATGGACAAATTCAAGTCAAACTTATCCAGGATGGAGGAACAGACTCAAAAGGGAATTCTTTCAGAGGTCTGGGAAGAAAGAAATTCCAAGGGTGTCGCACTATTGGAGACGAGACAAAGCCAAGGGAGCAATACCTAACGGACACTGATGAACATGGAACACAACTCGGAAGATATCAAATCGATAAAACTACTAGCATTCAAGCCTTCATTGACCGTATCGGAACCAGAATACCACATCCAATTAAACGGGTTCCGGAATATTCCAGGCCTCTTCTATGTATCCCATTCAAAAACGAGTGGGAAACAGACTGGCTTGTCAAGGACTTCTGTAGCATCACTCGTAAGGACCTGAGCAAGGATCCTGATGTTGCACTGGAGGAAGACCCAAGACAAAGAGCAAGAAAGGAGTTTAATCACCCGCCTGATTCTGTAATGTCAATAATTTACTGCTTTGTAGCAGACGAAAACTATCGCGAGGGAGCAGCCCGCCTGTTTGGGACCAGAAGAAACTAAAACCAGAGAACGAATCCTGACAAAGATTAATTAGGTGTTAATCATTAATGTTAATCATTGATATGGTGAGGTGTCAACGCTGTCAAAAAACCGTGCGCACAGGATACTCATCACGCAACTTCCGTGAATGGGGACTATGCAAGATGTGCGCTCATGAGGAACACCCAGAAGTATACCGACCTCGCATCTATGAAAAACTGATTCAGGAAAGAGACTCCAACAAAGTTTAACACTTGTATAACAAAACCCCGACTTTAACTCATGGGTCTCTTTAACAAGATAGCAGAGAAACTGTACACTTCACCAACAAATAGCGATTCAACAAAATCCAGATATTCTCCTGTCAACAAAGAGACCAAATCATACTCACGCAACTCCAACAAACTGAATTTATCCCACATGTCAACCATGATTAATGAAATTACAAACAACGGACTTGGGTTCTCGCTTCCCGTGTTCGGGCCAAACGTCTCAATATCTGGAGACTATTCAAGGGAAGGTTATGCATCCCAAACCTTTGATACCCCTCCAATGTCCTTCAAGCAACTGGCACTAGTACTGGAACAGGACGAGGATGCAAGACAGGCAATAAATCATCTTACCTCAATGATTACCGGAGGATCACATTACTGGAAGGCCACTACCGACGAGTATGGCGATTATCTTAACAAAATATCTAAGCAAATTGACTTTGACTGGCTTGACTCGCTGATGGTGCAGGAAGCGTTGTGGTATGGAAACACTGTATGGAAGCCAAGGATGGGAATAGCAAACGTCAGAAACAAGGAAGATCTTTTGTGGATTCCAATATCTTCCCTAAAGAGGGTATGGTGGGACAGGCAGAGACAGCCATACGTGTATGAGTTCAGGGGTCCGCAATACCAGGGATACCACCAGGTAAGAGATTACTTTAAGGCAGACATCAACGCAATGGATCTCATACATATAGTGTGGAATCCAGTTGATGCGTCCGTGTTTGGTACCGGACTTGGAGTGCCCATATGTATCCAGAGAGAGTATCAGGTCAACACCACAGACGGATTAGACGACAGAAGATCCACATCACTGATAGACCAGAAACTGCAGACAAGAGATACCATGCTCAAGGCACAGTCAAGATATCTTACAAGAAACGTGTACAGCATTCCTGACGGTGAGGATGATGACGTCACCGCATTGAGAAGCGACCTAAAAGATTTGGAACCATTGGAGGACGTGGTTGCAGGAAACAAGATAGAAGTACAGGAGCTTGGAAGCGTGCAGAGGGAGTTTGACCCAACACTGCACAGCGACTTGATAAAGGGACCAATCATGCAGTCCCTTGGAACCAACGTCGGAAAGCAGTCAGGGGAATCATCGCACACATATGCCAACGCAGAAACTGCAAAAGAGATGGAACAAATTGGACTATCCTCATTCCCGCTAATCATTGGAAGACAGATTCAAGACCAACTGTTCAAGCCAATCTACGAATCAATGCCAACTTACGATCCAATGTATTACTCTGGAATGCTTGCAGTCCCTTGGGAGCACATGGAACCGGAACTAATCTTTGGAAGACAGGAAAAGAAGACTATAGAGACAGATCAGGCAATCAAGTTACTGGAGATAGCAATGCAATCAAGATCCATGCCAGATCCGTTGGAGGTAAGGCAAATCCTCTCAGATCTTGGACTGCCTGTAAAGCAAAAGTACACTGACCAGCTTAATTCCGTATACAACAACTATCAGGTGATGCCTCCTTACATGCAACAACCGCAGGCTGATTTTAGCACTTATGGAGCCGACCAAGCCCCCCGACCACAGGACACAGGATATTACACACCTGATGCAAATAACCCTAATCCTAGATACCCTCAACCATTGCCAGACGGACAGCCGGTAGTGCAGTCATATCCTAACGCCACTGTAACTCCTGGAATGGATCCCAGACCGAGTGACCCAAGAGCCAACTTTGATGCCATATCCCGCGTACAAATGACTACTAAAGACAAAAAGGGAAATGCCTGAAAAACTTCATAGGTGTGTAGATGATGTCACGTCTCAGGGAAATTCTGAGGATTCTGCGTGGGCTATATGCAAATCTAGTATCGATGAAACGGAAATGTTTTTCTCGTTTGAGGAACCGAACGACCTAAAAGTAGAAGAGGCATTCCAAGCATTCACACATTCCTCAAGCTTTGTTGGAAACGTTCGATACGATCCTGACACACAAAAGATGCACGTACTTCTTAACGGAAAAGGCTATGATTTGTGTGGAATATCACAAAGGGAATATGATGCGTTTGAGGGAGCAACATCAAAAGGATCATACTTTAACCGCATACTGAAAGGAAACAAGAACTGTGGAATTGGAGAAATCACAAATCCCCAGAATGTTCCCGAAATAAATTGGCTTACCACACAATGGCCTCCTCAGATTAACGGCGAATACCAACTTCCCCCAGTATCCATATACATGCAGCCCAACATCCCTTATCCTCCAGTAGTGGAGAATGTGGTTCCAAACTCTTTGTCAGGGATTGCCATAGGTGCAAAGCCATACAGAGAGAACGAATCCACGGGACAGCATATCATAGATCCATTGGGTGCAGCTTCAACAATGCAAAACGAGGAAGGACACAACATACACAAGAGTATTTCTGGAATTCCTGCAGACTATGAGACAAGACCAGAAGACCTGTCATATACGATAAAGGAAACAATGTCCGAATTGCAGTCCCAGTTCAGGTGGATGTCTCCTGATTACATAGCAAGGGCAAAGGCAGTATCTTCCCAGAATGGTGGTGCAGTGCTGTTAATCAGGGCAGCAGCCGAGACCATCACGGATCACAGAGCAGGTGCTCCTCCTGGAACTTTGCATTCACAATACAGAAGACTACTCTCTTCAAACGAGCTGATGGCAATGGCAAGAACCGCTACAAGCAAGGGTGCAGACATTAATCATTATGGCACATCATTCCAGACTAACGGAGTGGTTTTGGATTCAGAGTTTGACCCCGAAAGAAAGGAAATTCAGATGATAGTGTACGAGCAGGATCCCGAGATAATTGCCGCAATACAGTCAGGACAGCTAAATCAGGTATCAATCAACGGCGGCTCCCCAAGAAACACAGTTGTTACATGCTCCACTGGAGAATGCTTTGCAGAACCAAGAGGAGTCATACTGGGAGAAAAAGACAACATCGCGTTTGCATATGTGGTGACAGACCCCAACGGGATGAGATGGAGAGGTCAGGTAATCCCCTATGAGACACCGGGCATCAAGACTACAAAGATTGAGATATTGTAAATAGCCCCTGTTGGATTTGCACCAACGTCACAAGATTCAGAGCCTTGTATGCTTGACTGCTACACCAAAGGGCTGATAGCCCTAGAAAGATTCGAACTTTCGTTGCCGGCTTCAAAGGCCGGAGTGATTGACCTGACTACACCATAGGACTGAGGCCTTCGAGAGAGAATCGAACTCCCACCTAGAGGATCACAACCTCGTATGCTGACCATTACACTATCAAAGGCATAAGAAGGTAGGCGTAACCTGGACGCCTCGTTATTGTAGCAGTGGGCAAGTTGCATTTTCTCCATATGGGATATCTCTTTCAATCCCCCACAGCAAGTCGCTACGCTTACAATCTCCCACCCCCATAGTCTAAGACCGTATTGTTCTTTCGAACGCACCAGGTCGAGTGTGGAGCCTTCATTTCTCCTCAAATTAAAAGTGTAATAAACTTTTAACACTTGTATAGCAAACAAGACCTCATACAAATCATGGATAATGAGTGTAAACAAAAATTCCTCAACAGCAGAAATCTGGTAGAAATAAACAAAGTACTAGAGACTGCTGGCGCTCCAAATTCTGCTAAAGAACTGGCCCGTATTGCCGTGAGCTTGCCAAGTGCACAAGAGACCTTGCGTACCCAATACATGAACATGGCATTGACTGAGGCCGAAGAGGCAGAAAAGAAAAAGACTGTTACAGAGGTTGACGGCGGAACTTCACACTCCAGTACCAGTACTGAAGGCCTTCCAAAAGAGGGTGAAGAAGTGACAAAGGACGATGTGAGAAAAGAGCCAGATACCAAGGACCAAATGGGTGCTGTCGTAAACGAAACAGATCACATGGGCCAAGGATATCAGCAACCACAACCACCACAAATGCAGCAAATGAATGGCGGACAACAACAATGCCCTCCACCACAAATGCAGCAAATGGGACAGATGCCCCCACCTCCACAACAACCTCCAAACCCAATGCAGCAAATGCAATACACATTGAACACAATTCAAGAAGCAATCAAGAACATCGATGGTAGAATAAACAAGATTGAAGAGACTCAATCTCAAATGCCACAGAATGGCTCAATCGAGGTTGGATCTAGAATTGTTCCTACATATGGAGAAACTGGTTCTGTAAGGGAAACAACTTCATTTACAGCACAAAACATTCTTGACAAGAGACTTTCTGGAATAAACGAGGATCACATTACATCCAAACACGTCTTAATTGAAAAAGACTCAAACGAGCTTTCAAGATTAAACGACTATTTGGATTCCAAAAAGAACAACTACCCAGGTGTAGAATAAAATCACACCATTCATTATTTTTATTATTATGATAGTTGATAATCATTGTTGATAATCACTAGTGTTCAACACTTGTATACTTACCACTCTAATCAAGAAACAATATGGCAGATATATTCCCAGGTTTACATCAGGGATTCTTCGAAGGCGCAGATGTTCAAAGTTTTCTGGCCGATGAAGCTGTAGATGTCGGTGCTCCTGTAATATTCGTTGCAGGAACCTCTCCGGAACTAAAACCACGTGTAGAGCCAAACAACACCCAAGGCGCAAGAGCCGCAGGTGTAGTTGTAGGCGGTGACGCTGATGGTGTTATTCTAGGTTCAGGTGATGCCGGCAGAGCAGCCACTGCAGCAGGACAGTCAGTTTCTGTCTGTCTTAACGGAATCTGTAAGGTAAAAGTCAATGCAAGCGGAAACGCAATTGCAGTTGACGACCCATTGACCCTAGACGGCAATGACAACTTTGCAGAGAAGGCAGCAGCCAGTGACAATGTGTTCGGAAGAGCACTACAAGCATCAAGTGCAGACGGAGACGCTATACTATGCCAAGTAACTCAGGAGGGTGTACTCTAGAATGAGTGATGATAAACTCAATCGTGAAGCCCTTTTGTTTCAGAGTGAATTTGACCCTATCAGAGAAGCTCTAGAAAAGAGACAAAGTACTATCTTTGCAAATACCGGCAAACAAACCGATCTTTACTACCCAATACGTGCAACCAGACTTGCATTGTTCTTTGACAGAAAGAACGAGAAAGCATTAAGGGAAACCATTGACAACCCTAACTTGCCAGCAATATGGTTCCACAAGTTTGGAGTAAGAATAGGTGAGTATGCAGGTCATTCTACAAAAGAAACCACTGTTGTCCCAAACAGCCTTTCTACACTCAAAATCGCAGATTCTGTGATTGAGGGTGCAGAACCTTGGTCTGATTGGAAGCAATATTCTAGATCTCTTGAGATGGATGCTCCAAAGCAAAACGTTCCCAAGACCAGATACACGGACAATGTTCCAGGTGCATCAGGTACTATTGAGGAGTTTGCTGAGAGTGGTGTCACTGCAGGTGCAACTCCGATTGGAGGCAAAATTGACACCATTGAACTTGATTGTTCAGGTACAAACAACTCTTATCGTGCAGGCATTATGGTATCCCGAAATGATGTAAAAGACAACAACTTCTTAGCAGTCGAACAAGCCTACAAGAACGCAGGAAATCAACTGTATTTCTTGTGTGGCAAGAGAATTATCGATAAACTAGTCGCTGATACTACGACAAACACTGACGACCGAGACAATTTGGACTTGTCTACCCCTGACCAAAAATACCTTGAGGCACTTATCAAAGTGATTAGAGGCACTTTCAAGGGTACCCAGAGAAACACTGCAGACTCAATGTTCATCCATCCTGATGATGCATCTGAGGTAATCAGAACAGCACATGCAGACGGTGGACCTTGGCCATTCTTGGACAAGCGTGTCCTCAGACAAGATAACGACAGTGATGTTGTTAACAACTCTGGACTTGCAGCAGCACTCGGACTCAGAAACGTTTGGGAAACTCCACAAATATCATCCGGTACCGTCATGATTACAAAACGTGATGTTGCCCAAGTGGTAGGAATTAGAGAGGACCTCACCATCGAGAACCTTGACCAATTACCAGGTGGAAAGTACAATTCTGAACTAGTATTGAGATTCGACGTCAAAGAAGCAGATGAAAACGGAGCTTACAAGATAACCAACTTTACGGCATAGGTGAGATGAAATGGGACAACTAGAATGCAAATACTGTGGAGCAAAAGCAGAAGCTGAAACCTTCAAAGAAGCTGATGACTTGATAGATCATTCAATTGGTCTGTACAAGAGCAACGGCTGTCCTGCAAAAGATGAAGATCTTTTGTGGAACGGGGAACCAGCATATGAGATTGTTCACAAACTAGTGGTCAAAGATTCCAAACCTACTGCTAAGAAAGGCAAGAAATCAGACTAAGATCCATCAATCTTTTTCTTTATTTTTATTTTAACACTTGTATACTGAATTGTCCTAGGTATTTCCGTATGGCAATCGTACCTCGTGGAGCGACTTCTGGCGCAAAAACCCAGAATGAAGAGTTCTTTGGAACTGATTTACAACCCCAAGTTAATACCCCTTATACAGGAATGTTTCTAGTTTCATTTTCAGCCCAGACTGCCGTAACCTTCCAATACACGCTTGATTCTGGTAGTGAATGGGTTAACCTTGTAAACGATATTGATGGCACCACCACTTTTCTGGCCGACGCGGCATACAACGGAATCCCTATCTTTCTAAGGAACGGCGACACTTTTAACATGAGAATAAACTCCGGAGGCGGAGGCACTTTGACATTCTGCAGGGTGGACGAGTTATTTTGAGACGCTTTATCGGTTCTTACGTACTTAATAGCGCAGGCGGAGGCGGAGGAAGAACAGAAGCCGCCGTTCCAGGTGCGGCCACTTTGTTTGAGGTAAGAGTAGCAGGAGTAGCAACACAATTCCAAGTACGAGTTGGAGGCGTTGCAACAAATTTTGAGGTGAGAGTATAGACATGGTACTAAGAGAGGATAATCCTTCTGCCACAATTGCAGACGGTGACCTGATATCATTTGCAGATGTCAACGACTCAAACAATGACAAGAATACCACTGCGACCTTGTTTGGTGCATACACAGATGCACGTACTGGAACACTGACAAACAAATCATTTGCATTGGGTTCTAACACTTTTAGTGGTACCAAGGCTCAACTTGAATCTGCAATATCTGACGTGTCTGATTTTGCAGAGGCTGACGGTGACACATACACCGGTGTCCATGACTTTGGAGGTGCAACCAGTCTTGAAATACCAAACGGTGCCGCACCTACTGTCGATGCCGCAGGAGAGATAGCAGTAGACACAACAATCACAGATTATACAGGACTTGTAAAATACCATGACGGAACAGAAGAACTGACCGTTGTCGGAATGCCTACAGCCAACCTTACCACCAATGACGGTGATGTTGTAAAGTACAATGCAGCCAACAACGAGTTTGAAATGGGAGCCGGCGGTGGCTCTGGAATATGGGAGCTTGTAGGGGAAGACACCCAGACAAACGCCACATCTGCATCAGTATCGTCCATAGGTGCATTTGACGCATTAATGATTGAAGTTTCCATGAAAGATGCAGGTTCTGCATACATGTCTATCCGATTCAACAGTGACTCTGGAGCCAACTATGATTTCCAGATAGAACGAGACGGAACTGTTGGAAACTTTGCAACAGGAACCGACGTAAGATTCGACACGGGTTCTGCCACAGGTAGAGAATGGTGGTCTAGAATATTTGTCTCAGAGGCAGGACTGCCAACCGATTCAGATCCTTGGTTCACATTTACAGGTGGACGTAGCAACCCTAACTCACATAAAGGAGCAGGTGTTTATCATGGTGCTTCTGCTATTACCAGTGTACAATTAAGGGATACTAGCGGAGGATCCATGGACGAACTAAAAATTAAAGTATACAAGAGAACCAGTTAATTCATGCCCACAAAACAAAATGACGGAATCAGAGTGACAAAATTGAAAGATGATGCTGTAGATCTTATAGAAAGTTCAGGTGCAAAACGAGTACGGGATTTGAAAGATGGCACCTACTACGAGATAGAATATGATGACAGCATGCTTTCTGCAAAGGACAGAGAGAAATTATCTCATGCCCTTGACGTGTTAGGCCTGGACAAGTAATAATGGTGTCTCATGGTCCTCTATTCGAAACCCACTTCCTCTAGTGAGGAAGAATACGAGGCAATCCAAGAAGAACTAGTCAATCAAAATATTACGTCTTTTACTCTCAGAAAAGACACTAACTTTAACCTGACACTTGAGGTCAACACCTCTGATTCTGCACTCATCAATACTTTCATGGTGAATCTGGGATTTACTACGGAGATTGTGACAGATGCAAACATCACATCATCAACCACAAAAGTGGTATCTGCAGACGTAGTTGTAAACAACTCCAACACATTGGTAGATATAGACGATCTCAAAGTGGAACTTCCTGCAAGCAGGGTATCACGTGTCGAACTCACACTCATTACAAACGGGACATCTGCAGCCAATCTCAAGTTTACATTTGCAGCCATATCTGGGGCAACCGGCCACTATGCGTATAATCAAGGAAACCAGCAGGCAATATTGTTTGGGTCTGAGCTCAACATAACCCAAAATGGTAATGATCGATTGGTCAGTCTTGTAGCTATAGTCCAGACAAGTACTGATGGTGGTGTGTTGACACCTCAGTTTGCACAGAACGTGGCACAGGCAAGTGATACCAAGATAGAAAAAGGATCCCACATCAAGGTAAGAGACGTAGGTCCATCGTGAAACAGTGGCTCCAACGCCATCGCTGGGGCCGAAACGGATACTGCCTTTTCGGTCACATTCAACATGACTACTCAAGGCCCCACACAGATGCTTGTAAGCACGTCTGCAGATCCCTTGAACTTTATGTCCAATCTTGTTGCCACTACCAGCGAGATAGCCCTGTGTGAGATCCTTATGGAAAAACCGGTTACAGGCTCGCTTGACATTGAACGATATTACGTCAAGCATACCGTAACAGGACTAACTGCCGGAACAGACTATTACTATGTAGTATCTCGAAACTCTGTTGCAGATCTTACAAGAATAGGACATGTCAAGACGTCTCCTGCCACGCTGACTGCTCCTGCATCCCTGACCACAACGAGAATAGTGGTTGGTGCATGTCTGAGGCCTGAGAGGACAACCAGTACAGCGGCATACGATCTTACCATACTCAAGACCATGCTTGCAGATAATCCTGACAAGGTATGGATACTTGGAGACTGGGGCTACCTTGATGTAGGATCTGATGACAAGCCGCTGTACGTCCAGAAGATAAGAGGAATAACAGGCCTTCCAGAGGTTCAGGAAATGTTCTCACAGATTCCAGTATTTTATTGCGGGGATGACCATGACAGGGGAATAAACGATTTCAACATGAAGACTGCAAACTCTAACCTGTTTTTGCAAAACTCCATGGATGTATGCCGTCAGGTATACCCCAAATATCCAAACCCTCAACCTTCATCCACAAGCTGGACTGACGGCATGGCACAGTTATTCAGCATAGGCCGATTCAGAATAATCTGTCCTGACTGCTATTTCCAGAGATTTGATAATACTCCTGCAGTCTCGTCAATGCTAGGTGACGGTACAAGCCAGACAGGATCCATGGGAACAACAACGATGTGGAACCAACTAAAATGGCTCAAGGACCAGATTACAGCAGCAGACACGGACGGCTACAAGTTTGTAATTGTTATCATGCCTCCCAGATGGAATGATACAGGAGGTTCCAGTTGGAGGGATCTGTATTCCGAGGAACAAGCAGACTTGGCAGACTTTATCTCAAACACAAATGTGTTGAAGTTTCTAATGGTTGACGGTGATACCCACTCATATGGCGTAGATGATGGCACAAACTATGGCTCCCCACATTCTGCAGCAGTAGGCAAGTTCTTTGGTGTCAATTCCTCTCCGATGAAGAACAGTTTCTTTGCAAACACGGAAGACTATACGTGGAACGGAGTAAGTACAAAGGCAGTAGATGAGACTGACGTCTACCTGATTATGGATCTTGAGGACGATCCCACTGATGCATCAGACCCATGCAATGTCAGAATGCAGTTCAAATACTTCGATGGGACGAGCCTTAATAGCGGAACCATCTATAACACTGACGATACGTTCTCCTGATTTAACACTTGTATAGAAAAACCCGTAACCTAATCATTATGGGTGATGTTTCGGTCAGTTTGACAGTGCTAAAGGGGCTTATCCACATGGATGCCTCTATCACTTCCCAGGATACGACACTGACGGACTATTGGAACGATGCCCGACGATATTATGATAACAAACTGACAGTTCATACTACTCTGCCTGCGGCAGACAATCTGTACGAGGACGATGCACCTGACTTGATTGCCAGACTTGCGGCTGCAAACTGGAATTACTTCAAGACTCCCAGTGATAGCACCATGAAAGGTGTCACAAACAGGGAACACAAGATATTGGACCATCTGATGGCCAGATTCTCAAAGAGAACTGACAAGACAAGCGGAAGAAAGATGATGAAGACCGCATCTGCCACTACCGGATTTGAGTAATGAGTTATCAGGCCGACACCCTTCGGGATACTATAGACACCAATTGGGGACTTACTGGCAGGGTTGCAAAGGCAGGATCTGCTAGTGCTGGAGAATACCCCGTCTACATTTTTGCATTTGCAAAATCCATCATACAGGAGGTGTCCACAAGAAAGGCAGTTGAAATCAGAAAGACAACCCCCTTGCAGAACATCATAAGACATCCCAGATTTTCAGTAATTAATGACACCTTTGAGATTGCATGCTACTATGAACTGTCAGACATTGACTCAAGCGTATGGGATTTGGCAGAGCAGGACGTTGAGGACATGTGTGATGAGGTTACAAGAATAATCAACACAGTGTACAATCCTTCTACAGGAACAGGGATGTTCTTCACGGTAAACCAGAGTTGGGACAATCAGGACTCCCTACCAAGATCGGGAGATCCCGTATTAAGACGTGTAATGCTTCTTACCCTTTCCAAGATATCCTCTCCTGACAACAACGTGTTTGAGGGGTTTGGTGGTGTGTTGACATTTGACATGTCCGCATCTGCAAACATGGATTCCGCTCCTGCAGGAGACCGCATCTACACTGCTGCCCATAACGTGAGAATAGGGGAGGGCCACGCAGTCATAGAGCACATGCACAAGGACACTGAAAACGGGTTGCTTGTACCTCATCTTCTGGCAGGAAGGTTCTCAGGGAATTTTAACGCCCAGATATATGCGGATTCAGACGACATTGGAACCACTGCAGAAAAACTGAACCAGATCTACACTCTGCAGGCCAACGGCGAGCACATAGAGGCCACGTTTCTTCATGCGGTAACAAACAACAACTCACAGACACTTACCCAGACAAGCTTTGTCAAGATTACGTTTATGGAAAAGATAACAAGCGACGAACAACTCGTCGGATTCAACGTTACAGGCAGGCTGATAAAGCCTAGCACAATGGCGGTGGCATAATAGACATGAGCGCAGGAGAACTTGCAGAATATGTCAATTCTGCAAAATGTTCATTGAATAACGTTACAGACTCTTTAAAGTTTGACCAGTTGCGCAATGTCCGCATATTCATTACCAATGATGTTACAAAGAGACGCACCACCGCCCGAACTCTGGAAAAACTCTTTGATTTAAGAGACTTTGCCATGGAAGGCGAGATATGGCTCACAGAGCCTGAAGTGGTAATCTGGGTAGGGTATACTGCCCAAACCAACAACAATCCTACATCCAAGAGCTGGAATGTGACCTTTGTTGCAGAAAACACTGACACAACAACAATTACCGGAACCATGAGAGTGTCCAGACTCAATTTTATGGTACAAGAGGAAGGTGCTGCACTGTATGACTTTAGACTGGAATCCGTTGACGGAGCGGTGGCTGCATCATGAGTTTTGACCCTACTTCTGGCGGCGGTTACGGAGGAGAACTTGAGGCTGCACTATCCCAGATGTTCAAACTGTATTTCGATGGCCTTCAAATATCAAGTTCAGGCGGAGACTCTCCCAAGACCAATCGCGTAACCCACATTCCGGATGTTGCCGGATTCGGTGCATTGTTGGACGGTGCAGTACGTACTGCAGTCCTGCGACACATGGAAGAAAATGGATTGATATCCGGTCCAGGTGGAACTTCTTCCCAAAAAGGACCACAAGGAAAGGATCCCCTTTCTGCTATTGGAACAGCACAGAGTGCATTGTCCAGTCCTGCAGAATTCCTTCTGTCACAGGCAGAAAGAATGGTTCCGATACTGGTTCCTTTGCTTGTAGTTGCCATGGCTCCGAAACTGATAGAAACTGCAATAGATCTCATGACTGCTCCTGGAATGCCTCTTGACCCACGATGGAAGAGGGCCATACAAAAGGAGGTATTTGGAATCCTGAGCAGACAGCAACAGGAAAACTCTAGAATCGGACTCAGAAACGTATCAATCCAGTCCCATGAGGGCTTTATCATGACAAATGGTGGTGCATCCCAATCCTTGTTGCAACAGGTAAAAGACGGCACAGGTCCTAGCGTAGGAACCACGGTAATCGGCACGCAGTTCAGAGCGGAGGGTGTAAAATAGATGGCAGGAACCGGAGCAATATTCAGAATAGACGCAAATGGAGACCTCGAGTCCGATGCAAGAACTGCAGGTCAAATCATAGAGTTTAACGGAGGAGTTGTGCCTGATACAACTGGCAGAATCACCGACCCCTCAATTCACTGGGGAAGATCCGTATCATTTCACACAAACCCACAAAGAACGCTAGACCAAGTACAGGACAACAAACTAAGCTTCAAGGAGGTTGTATTATCAGGATACTTTGTGGACTCTGATGCTACCGTGGGACCGGACAAGTTTGACGAATGGTTCAAGGAAGACGGGACAAATGCCTCTCTGCCATTTGGAAGGTTTGGTATTCGTAATGACGACTTTGCCTCTGCCAGCAACAACCTAGTCCCCACCAGTACAAAAGGATACATTCTATATGATGCTGAAGTTCATGACGTCGAAACCCCAAGGGATCAGGTCTCATTTGTTGCCAAATTCTATAGAAACGGTGATCCTGCCTAATGGTGGAATATGACTATACGGTTCACCTAGATCCTGACGGCTCCAACACCTCACTCAAAGACGATGTAGAAGTACTTGAGGTAATAGAGACCGGAACAGGTGAAATCAACAGTGCAGAGATAAGACTCACTGCAACATTTGGAAAGTATCTTACAGCAGCTCCGATAATTGCACAGTATGACAAAATCAAGGTTACAATAACTGATTCTGCATCAAACACGCTTACCCGTGTCTATGAAGTAGACAACATAGACATCCCCGAAAACTCACAGCAGGGAAATGTTGCCATAATATCCTGCCTTGGACTGGAAAATCACCTACAGAACGTAGAGTTTACCCTCTCAGATACTCTGGATTTCTCCTCTGCATTCAATGCCGTTAAACAGATGATAGACCAATACAACGAGGTTCGTGTATCCACCGGAAGCACACAAGCATCGGTAATAGATCACGATAACACAACTGGCAACCAGCTTCCAGAATGGAATGCCAATCAATACACCTTTGAGGATGCCGAGTTCGTGTATGACGGCATAAAGGTTGTAGTGGATACTGGAGGAGCTCCCGTTGCTGACTTTGGGTTGGGAGACTTTTTTGAGTATCATTTCATTCATGACACTGCAGATAACAACCAAATCAAACTTAGAGCATTTGCCAGTGGCTCAACTGGATCTGTCACCATTACCAATTCTGTGGCAGTAAATCCTGGGGACATATTGGGTGGAATAGAGGCATCTACTGGAACTCTTGTTAAGGCATGGGCCAGTGAAGATGGTTCATTGCCTCCAGACATATCCACATTTCTTGGAAAACAGGAAGCCTTTGCACTGTTTCCCGACCATGACAGCACAATAACATATCCAGAGGACGCATATGTCCAACTTGACGGGATTGTGTATCAGTCTGACATCGACAACAACACAAGCACTCCTCCTACCAATTGGACATCCAAGACATTTGCACAATTTGCCGGTTCTTCAGATTACTCCATATGGACAAACCAGAAATCAGCACACATCACCAACAGTGGATCCAATCCTTCTCCTACAAAACATGGTACAGTAACAGGATTCAACCAATCTGGAATGTTTGACATGAATATTCATATCGCAGACGAGGCCAGATGGCAGACTGACGTTATCCAGAGGATACGACAGACCTCTGACATTGACCTGAACTATCTGTACGGATCTGCAACTGCAGGATCATACAGGGGAATGAAGTTTCTGGTGGACTCTAACATTGGTGCCCTTTCTACACCTTTCAATCTAAATTCCGGAAATGACAGATTCGGAGTGTCATATACAGATAAGATAGTGAGACGAAACAACTTTTCGTTTACTGGTGCTGATGAATACAAGAACTGGGATGTAATAGGCCCTCTGGACTCGCAGGGAATACCACGCACACCCATAAATGGTGATGTGGTCGCAGTAAAGGACGAGAACAAGAACTACAAGTTCAACGGAACCATATACACAGATGACTCTGCAACAGCTAGAGCTAATCACTGTTTTCATAACTATCATTCCATTGGAAATGTAAAAGGTGCAATTGACGTTCCTGAGGGTGCAGGATCATATGCAGACAACTCCGCAGTTCAGATAGCATGGAGATATACTCCTACCGTCAATGTGGGTGCATCCGTACTTACTACTGTAGACTTTTACAAGCAAGGTGCATGGTTTGACCTGACTTTCCCATATCCTTTCAGTACCCATAACTCTGTCCCTACTCTCGGAGTTTTATGGGGAAACAACTCCACCAAGAAGGACCCTGTAACAATTTCTGCAAACAACATGCACCTGACACATTCTGGAAATGTAGGATTCAACAATTCAGAAGCAGAAGATCTTGGACCGTTAAACTCCTTGCGATTCTGGATAAAACATGATTGGTTTGTAAATATCCCGATAGTGGGTGACGTGTCTGTATTTGGAGGTGACTTCAAGTACAGGGCAGCACTCTTTGATACTTCGGATAACATTGTAGTTCAGGACTTTGTAATTCCGTTTAACAAGACATGGGAGCAGATTATTTTACCATTTGAGGGATTCGAGCCATATCGTGCCCGTGCTCCCAAGTCATTAGGAGACATTGTAAGTACCCTTATTCCTTCAGGAATCGAGGTACTCAACAGATTCCAATGGAAGAACATCAATAGGATAGTCATACAATGGCAGGAACCATATGATGACAAGGGAAGATACTCTCCAGAAGGAACCAGAGTTGTGACTGCCCCTCTTGCACAGAATCTTGGATTATCCTATGCACAGGTAAATCTTGAGATAGATGGTATCCACTTTGGAAAGACCATGCTGTCTACCACTGCTCCTGTTACCTCTGGAAGAGTAAAGCAGCCTCCTGCAATAGACGCCCCTGACATTACAAACAAGTTCCAACTTGACCAATTGGTCAATTCTCAACTTCAGATAGAACAGTTTCAGAACCAAAAGTTTGACATTACAACAGAGGGCAGACTTGACATTCCATTCGGAAACAAATTCTTCTTTGAAAATTCACTTATTGTAAATAGGTCCGACAGGAATGAGACTTCACCTGGAGCAAACGACGGAGACGCCAACACCATTGAACTTGTCAACAAAAAGGCCAAGCACCGCATAGACAAGCCCTTGACAGGTCCAGGAGGATATCTTACGACATTTACAGGAATCAAGAGGTTGAGATAATACAATGGTACAGTCAGCGAAAAAAAGACCCACAATCGGCACAAAAATCCGTGATATACAACAAGATATGCGAAGAAGGCGAGGTCAGGCACGTCGTAACCACACTCCACGTTCTGTGGCCACATCTGTAACCAGTGGTGCATCTGCACAGTCCAATATTGGTGGCCAGGCTGCACAATTCCTCCCTACAGAAGGGGGATCCATGATTGGACCAATTGCGTTCTATCCTTCTCTTGTAACCATCAATGCCTCTGACGAGATAGACATCTCTCTTGACTCTTCTGGTGGTACCCCCAAGGCATCAACATATGTCATAGTGTCATTTTCATCTCCTGACACTCTTCAACTCATCAACGGTGCCGCATTCACAGGACAGTTACTGTATCTTCAAATCCCTGCAAACTCGACTCTCACTATTGAAGACTTTTCAAGCAATGCCACAGGAAACATTGTTACTACCGATGGAAACGATCTTGTTGTTACTACTCCTTCCACTGCAAATCCTAACATTATCACATTGATGTTTGACCCCACTCAATCTCCTAATTCGAAGCAGGGCGGTTGGGTTGTGGTGTCTTCTGGAACTGGGAGTGGAACTAGCACTTCAGGCGTTACGGACCATCTGTTTGCCATGTACACCTCAAACACTGCAAGCGCAAATCCTCTGCCCATGCCAACAAGTGTAGTGTCAAGTTCTGGTTCCACAATCACAATCAACAATCCTACCACAAATCGTGTCAGGCTAACAGGAGGAAACACGTACAAGATGATTGCATACATTGCAATCCTTGACGATGAGGATTCTATGCAGTATGAATGGTTTGATGAGACAGCATCTGCAGTGGTGGGAAAACGGGGATTCACCAGAGGTGTGGACCATACTCCAATAGAGGGATTTGAGCAGGCAGTTGCAGTAGTGAGTCCTGCGACCACCCGTGACTATAGACTGGATGAACTTACCCCTCTTGGTTCCCCTACAATCAACATGACTTACTCTGCAGTATATGTAGAGCGTCTTTCTAGCGGGGGTGTTTCATTCCCTATACGACCTACAATCACGGAAATTGCCTCTCCCACTTCCACACAAGATCTGGATCTCAACACCACTGGGGGACATGTCTTTGACATCATTGCTGACAAGGACTTTACTATTACATTCTCAAATCCTCCTGCAGCAGGAATCCAGCATACATTCGAGATAGAACTGACAAATGATTCCACATCCACTGCAAGAGTAGTCACGCTTCCTGGCACCGTAAGACAGTTGTCGTCCATTACAGTACCTGCAACAACACCTGTCTCTCGAGGAGTATACACCCTCAGAACAAACGATGGAGGATTAAACTATGACATCATACAGGTAGTTGCAGGCACTACGGGAAACAGTGGAGCAACTCCTTGGACTCAGGACATTGACGCTGACGGCTTTGACTTACAGGATCTGTCAAATCTTGAGTTTCGCATATCCACCGGAACTCCTGCTGCAAGTACTCCCTCGATATACCTTGACGCAAGCGGAGACATGGTTGAGAACGTGGCAGCAGGAGACCAGTTTTTCAGGACCGTCAATGGAACAGTTATAGAGCAATTCCAAGATGCAGAATGGGAGATAAGAACTGAAACGCAGGACGGACCTGTAATCAAGCTTAACAACAATGACCAGACTCCTACTGACAATGATACCGTAGGAACCATCAATTTTACAGGAAATGACGACCTTCTTGCAAATGTAACCTACGCGGCAATACGCACTCTGATGGATGATGTAACAAGCACCTCCAAACAGGCTGATTTTGACATACGCGTAATGCATGACAATGCTCTTTCCCCTATTGTAGATTATACAGGATTGGATGCCACCATGAGAATAAGCAGTGCAGTAGACGTATTCCGACCAAACAGGGATGATGGAATTGCGTTTGGTTCTGCATCTCAAAGTTGGGCTGATTCCTACTTTGCAAACTTTATGGAAATCAAGGAAATGACAACTCCTGCAAATCCTCCTGCAAATTCCGGCAGGCTGTATGTGGCAGATGACGGCGGAACCACCACACTATACTTTAGAGACTCTGCAGGAACCGAGACAAACCTTCTGTCTGGTTCCCTGACCCCTTGGACTTCCAATATAGATGCTGACGGCTTTGACCTGCAGGATATCTCAAATATAGAATTTAGGGCAACTACAGGCGCCCCATCCTCTGCCACTTTGGCATGGTATGCCGATGCCGATGGAATAATAGGAAACGTCGCACTAGGTGATGATTATAACCTAAACATCAACGGGACTACTGAATTCACTGTGGATGCAACCGACGTCAATCTTCAAGGAAACAACCTCGTGTTCAACGGCACTACAGAAATACAGGAGACTGGAGGAACATTAATTCATCTTTCAAGTGGAACCGAAGTCTTCCGATACAATACAAGTTCAATCAGGACAACCACAAAACTAGACCTGCAGGACAATGAGATAATACTGGACGAGATGGGAACGGCCCCTACTGGAATTTCTAATGCTGCAATAATATTTGCCGAAGACAACGGCGCAGGAAAAACAAGACTTATGGCACAGTTCCCTACAGGAGCTGCCCAACAGATTGCAATAGAACCCTAGAATACTCGGAAACTGTCTCCCTTTAATATGATTCTCTCCGTACCGAGTTCTGTCCATATCTTGGCCTTTACAGTGTTGTTCTCAAGATCATATATCATGTAGATATTGTACCCTGCATCCGTAGTTCCAAATATTCGACCGCCTGTCTCGCTAGGTCTGTCTACCTTTAGATTTTCTCTGGATATGGCATGATTCCCGTCTATGAAGGCCTCTTCAAACTGAACCTTTCCTTGCGAGTCAACAGTGACAAGAACTATTATCTTGTCTGTATCTATAACCCAGCTATCTGCATGTGCCTGCTCTGCAACGCCAATAAAAACAAGACTTATTGCAAACGCAGCACTAATCATCATTAATGACTGTATTTTCATACTTTCTGCAGATATGTAAAACTATATTAAAATTGCTACGAAAGCATCTGTATCGTGAATGATATCGATTGGGAAGGCCTAGCAGAGTTTCATACTAAAAATGCCTTGCAAATGATTAAAGATCGCAAGGAGATTGAGGCACTAAAGAAAGACATTGAATCCAAACAGACACTGATTGTACAACAGACACAGGATATTGCAAGACTTAAAGCCGAGATTGAGCAGTTAAAACAGGGGAAAACATGATTGTCATTTCCATATGTTGCAAATTACACTATCAGAGTTCCGCTGGGGGCCGATGACGACACGACTAACATAATAGTACAGGCCTCATTTGACGGCAGGCTGAAACATGATGAGGGGTTTCTTAGTGCAACAGGCGACCTTTGTACTCTTACTGCTGCAGCCAGCAAGGATTTGTATTTATCCGCAGCCAAAGTTGTGTTTTTTGTGAATGTGACCAATGGATCCGAGATTGCACAGGAAGTGGTATTGAAAGTCAATGGAACTATAGTGGAAACCTCAAAGGCCACCATCACCCAAGGTGCCACCAACGACTCTGGCTCATCCAACATGGTATATGAGTTCAAAAACCTGTGGCATAAGGTTGATGCCACACAAATACTGAAACTGGAAGTGATAACACTGGACGCAGATGTGGATGTCGAGGGCTTTATTCAAGCAGTAGAGGTTCCCGACACAGAGAATCCGGTAACATATACAGGAGCATAAGTAGCTATACACCACTACTTTTATTATCACCAAAAAAACCATAACTACTATGAAAACTGCACATTTTTTGATTATTTTATCAATAATTTTGGCGACAAGCCTCATGATTCCCCTATCATATGCAGAAGAGGATGATTACGGGAATATGCCGGATGGCCTTTCTGAGGCCTTGCGCAAAGAATTTCCATTGATGACGTTTGATGCTGAAACCATTCCTCAGGTTATAAAAAAATATGACCTTACACGGGATACATTGCGTCTCATAGGACAGGATATGGTTGCAGCAGATCTGGCTAAAAGACTTGGGGATTTTATGACTGATGTACATACCATGTATGAAATCCGCAAGACCACAAATCCGCAAACTTACAATGCAGCATACGCAGAATACCTAAAAAAATTACAACCTTCACTCCTTCAGGACCAAAGAAATGCACTGTTTGTCAAACTCTTGGAGATGACAGATAGAAAGAATGAGATGTTGTTAGAGGTGGTTGACGACACGTATACTGTGGATGTAGAGAATCGGTATAAGAAACTAGAAACCCTCATAGGCAGTGTAGAAATTCTTAGTGATGAGATAACCAAGATAGATAACAAGATAATAGAACTGGACCGAGAAATCAATCCTCCATTAGATACTCCATCTAACCAGAAGGACTCCATCAAGATTGAAATTGAAAAAGAAAGGGAAAAACTGGACGACGAACTTGAGAAAACGCTGGAGGAAAGACTGGACGAAATCAACCAAAATCTAGAAGACCAGATGAACATCGACCCTCCTGCCATAGAAGAGGTTAAAATTGAGGTTGAGTTTGACTGGCCAAATGTAGAATGGGCTCCACTAATATTCAAGACAGATCCCCGTGACATTATCACCGCAGAGCCAAGATATCCAGACCAGTGCAAATTATGGAATACTGACATCTCTACCAACAAAGTAAAGCTGTGGCACTTTACTATACAACCAGGAACAGATCCCGTCTGCATGAACTTCCAACTTCAGGGAGGATACGTGTTGTTTCTTGACTTTAACGACAATGACAAAATAGACAACTGTTTTGAACTGCTTTGTGCATACGGAAGATTAAACGATGATGGGAGCAGAAAGACAGTATACGATGTGTTAATGGATTTTCCATTTAACTCAAAATATGACGACATGTTTGACTCCGAAGATATATTGTTCAAGCACGCAAAGGCATGGAAGCCCGCAACCGTGGGACTGGTAATGCAGGATACGGATTATTTTGAGGAAGGAACCCAGTCCATTGCTTCAGAGATTGTCCCAGAATCTGTACTGACAATGAAAGAATTGGGAATCACGGGATTCAAACTGGTTGATTATATCCCAATAGGAGACGACCATACCGGCACTGGAATGTATACAGATTGTGACTATTCCGAAGACGACTATCGATACCAACAATGGGTTGAAGATGGTGGGGTATGTGTTCAATACTCCCTTGACCATCTCAGAGGCATTGCATTGCACCCACATGGAGTGGAGTTTGAGGATGGAACAATCATGCCCACCATGGATTTTGTTATAGGCTGGTGGGACAATGAGACAGTGGAAAACACCCACATAGCAAAATACGACTTGGACTGCTAAATAGTATAGTAATGTACATATAGTATGCATGACATACTATTGATATGTATGAACAACATAATAAACAAACAGTTGCTGCTTTCTTATGTTTTTCTTGTGATAGCGGGCAGCATGACGAATGTACAGGATGTGACTGTGGTGACACCGGATGTGCAGGTACAATGGAGGCAAGAGACTAATGCCAACTTGTGTATACTGTGAAAATTCATATCAAGGAGAATGGGAAAAACATTGGTTTTCTTTCCACAATCCAGAAGGAGGCGATTGACTGATGCCCAAAGCATATCTTGGACAAGTAGAATTCAAGATTACCTCTAGTGAAATTAATGCAATCATCAGAGGAGAAGTTGAGACTCAACTACGATGGGAAAGAAAGAGACTGGAAGACGAAATCAAAGCAATTCGTAATCTGCAAAAAAGAATGTGTAAAGTGGAGATGAAACTGGACACTACGGAGTTGAAGAAAAAGAAATGACTGAAAGAATAACCATATCATTGCCAGACGATATTGTCAAACAAATCAACAGTCGATGCATAAAGAGACGTAGTAATAACGGCAAACCTACCTCATTTTCCAAGATGGTGGCTATTCTTCTAAAAGAGGTGTTAAACAAATGAAGATAGAGATATGCAGTGCACGATGTCGTTCATCCACAAAAAAATACATCATACGAACTTTGCCTGAAGACCAAGCGAGCAAGCTCTGCAAATTTGAACACAATGGCATTAGTATGCTATCCATAAGTGAGATGAGAAATCCTAACCAACCAGATCATATATGGCAATTAGTGGAAGAAAAACAGTCTCCGGATCTTGTAGAGTTTTACGTCAAGGACGTTGTACCTGCAGACAAAGACAAGGAAGGTCATCCTGGGTACGTCCTGACCGGCAAAGATGAAGCACCAGAGTACCTTGCATGCGATGAGGTACAGGTAAGATGAACTGCAAAGACTGTGGAAAAGACATGGGAGACCGTGACAATATTCCTCCCATATGTGACGATTGTTTTGCAGAAAGATGGATTACAATGGAGCCAAAACCATAATGGAATCCCAATATGATGGAAAATGCAAGAAATGTGGTAATACATGGGTCGTAGGTGATACCATCTATGGTAACAAGGTAAACGGGAAATGGGCATGCTGTACAAACAAGCAATGTGCCGACTCTCAAAAAGAAGTGGCAACAAATACCTCCACCACCAATACTACATCAAACCACGCTACCACAAAAACTGTTGATGAAGCATCTGTGTCTGCAATCCATGCAAAGTTTCTTGAGAGTCTTGATGATGACGAGATTGTATATTTTGAGAAGATCATGGGCGATGCACGAACTCAGGCAAAATCCCACATAGCATTCTATCTCGGAATAAGACAGGCATGTGAGGCCTGCAAAATCACAGCACATCCTGCAATCGGCATGATATACAATAATGCAATGGCCAACAAGCGAGCTAAGGCAGAAAAAGAACAGGAAGAAGCATAGGAATGAAAGGTTCAGACATGGACAAGCATATCCTGTTTCTTCATGACTATGCTGTAAAACATGGAATCATCTTCAGAGTAAGCAAAAGCAGTATCAGTATAGAGGAATACCAACATCCTCTCAAAAAAATGGAGATTACAAAAAAATGACCCCTAAAAAACCAATAGGATCCTGGACTCAATGCATAAACCCGTTTGACAACCCGGTAAAACACTTCTTCTTCAGGGGAACGCAACTGCCAAACGACATTGCAAAGATATGCCCCATATGCTGGTACGAGGCAAAAAAGAAGAATGGAACCCTGAAATCTGCATACACAAGAATTGGCACAGACGCCCAGATAAGCCACGGTGCAAAATGTACTCCAGAGGCTGACAGTTTATGACTACAGGCAAGGAAATGTGCGAACTTATCTCTAAATGGCTCAAAGATACAGGGCACCCAGAACACACCCCAGAAGAGATTTGGAATTATTCTCCTACGGGAGAATTGAGTCTTGTGTTTGAATTGTATGGAGTAGCGAAAAAATATTACGCGGAGAAAGATCATCAATGACAAAACAAGCATACATGCCAAAATCAAAGTCAGACGTCCACATCACTCCTGACAGAGTATTTGATATAATAGAGAAAAAATGGGGATACAAAAAGGAGGATATGTACGATCCTTGCCCTGCAGATACTCCACACAAGGCACCTTGCTTCTTCAACGGACTGTACCTTCCCTACAAGGAACTGAACTTCATCAACCCCCCTTACGGAAGAAAACCCAAGGAGTCCCACACTGAACTTGCAAAGTTTGTCTTCAAGACGATTGCGGAATCATTTCTTCACAAGGTGAGTGTCATGCTGCTTCCTGTAAAGACAGAACAGCCCTGGTTCCACTTTATTCTTGCAGGCAAATATGACATTCACTGGATAGAGAAGAGACTGCACTTCAAGAACGACCCAGACCAAGCCACTCAGCCGCATCTCCTGGTGAGAATAACATGACGACGAAATTCATTCTCGGTGATGAACATAATATTCCCACATTTACTCATACTGCAGAATGGTTTGATGTGTTTGGCAAACCCCGTCTTGGAATCCGAGATGCAGTTCCAGAACATAAGACAATCTACTCCAAATGGATAGCAAAAGGAGAGTCAGATGTCTTTGTACAGCCAGGACTGTTTGGAATGCAACTCGGGCTAAAACTTGAGTTGCATGACGAGGGCAAAGACCGACTGGAATTTCTCATAAAACTTGAGCGTGGGCAACTTGAACGTCTCATTTCCAATCCTCAACTTGGAATGATCATATTTGACGAGGAAGGGCACCTTTTGTATCCTTTTGCCATTCCTCCACTAAGAAGCGGCGACGAACTGCTAAAAATGCACATGGTAAAAACCACGTTCGATTCTGTATTTGGAGTGGACAAACATGGGAGATTGAGAAAGAATGGTTAAGAAGAAAGAATATCCCAAATGCATAAGAGACTGCGGGAGAAGAACAAACACTGCCAACCAGATATGCAGGTTGTGCTCTTTGTGGGAGATGTTCAGGAATTGATTGAGAAATTCATTTGTCTCCTTAGAGGGCATTCATGGGCGGGAGGTTCATGGTATATTATGCAAAAAGGAATAGGACTTGACAGAAGATTGTGTGGACGATGTTGTGAAGAAAGGAGTTTTGTGGAATGAAAATCTGTCCTAGATGTCATAGAGAATGTTTGAATGAAGAGGATGTAATGAATTCAATCTCCCATGTTGGAGATAATATTCTGATTTGTAATGAATGTGGTAAACAACAGGGGTTTGTCGGTATGAATTACTCTGATGATCCTGTCGAAATTGCAATGGAAGAGCGATTCAGAAAGGAGCTGGGTAGCAAATGAAACTAACTAAAGAGGATTTCAAGTTACACCAATGTACTCCTGAAGAATCGTACATGTTCATTGCTAACTATAATCCCTATGAAGTAATTGACCAAATCCTAGAGAACCAGGAAAAGGCAGAGATCATACAAGAATGCCACAATCTACTAATCAATGAGTTGCACTCACTCGAGTACAAAGACATCCCTACACAAATAAGAATATTGAAACAAGATAATTATCGACTAGAACAGGAAAACAAACAACTCAAAGAGATAGTAGAGAGACTGAAAAAACGAATCGAATTCTTCAAGAATGGACCGGAATACCTACATGACACACCAAATACCTGGTGGATTAATGAGTTGGAAGGAAGAATCCTCAAAGGAGACATAAATGAACCACAATGACGCTTTTCCCCTATTTTGTAAATCTTGCAAGTCTTACGTCTCTATCCAATGCAAATCTTGCCCTATGTGCAGTGGAGTCCTGGAAACTCACAACAAAGTTAACAAGGCTCTACGTCAACTTTTTCTTTCCATCAGGAGGACTATATTTCAGGCATGACGCGGACTAACAAGCTCATTGTGTTTGCATATGGGACAGGTCTGGTGCTTGGATTCGGACTCTTCTACATATACCTGACAGTGAGGCCGTACTGAGATGACGCCACGACCACCAATATACTCTATGGGCAACCTTGATGAAAACGGAAAACCACATAATGACACAAAATGCAAGAAATGCGGAAAGAGGGTTCCTGACATTATAGAACACGCCAAGCATTGCAAAGGTGGTTTTACAACTAGGTACGACCACACAGAAACACTGGTCACCAAGATGGTTCTATCCACAATTAACAGGTACAAGTATCCAAATACATGCAATGAATGCCAAAAGGAGATAAAACTCGCAGATTATGTCAGAATGACCAAGGATAAAAAAACAAAAAAGACAACAATTACTCATGAGTGGTGCCTAAAGAATGCCTAAGAAAGGAAAATCAATCACCATGAACTCCAAAACCGCAGACAGAATCCAAGAGTATTGCGGTTCCTGGGAACTGTCTGTAACCAAATTGATAGAACTGAAACTCCACGAGAAAGAGAAGCTGAGAAACATGGCAGACAAGATCACTAAAATTCCCCCTACCGTAAGAAGATACACATGAACAAACCTCGACTTTATTATGCGCAAGGAGTATGCGTAGTTTCACTGGACCATGACAACCTGAGAATGGAGCACATAGAAATTAACAAAACACAATGGAAAGAGGATGGAATGGGGTTCGGCCTTGAGTAAATACTATGACGTCCACATCGCAGCATTTGAGAAAGTGTTTAATGATGACAAGATACCAATGCGTCTCAAAAAACGAATTATAAAAGAGATGTATCGCTCAGAGCAGGACGCATGGCTGGATCTTCACCACTACCAGAAAATACTGGAGAACAGGCTCAAAATACTAAGCGATAAAAAACAGCACAGGAAGAACCGTCCCAGAGGACTGAGATATCATCCTCGATCTGAGAGGCTAACTTATTAATCCCTAGGACTATACCATTTTACACACCTTGGATGTGAACAGACCATGTGTGTGTTTAGTAGAACCGATCAAAGTTAGAGCGATGTGACCGCGCATGTAGCGCTTCTTAGTGGATAAGCTAACAGACAATAAGAAATAAAAAAATAATAGAGACAGTAACTCTTCTGAGTTAAAGTTATAAAGTAGAGTAAAGTAAAGTAACTATTGAAACGCAACATGCACAAGACTCTGGATAGAATCGCCAAACAAATCCGCAAAGAGAAACGGATGGACATCGTCAAGTTCTGTGATGTGTTGAATCTCAGCCCTTCATCATTTTACAATTATCGTAAGTTTATCGTGTCTCGCTATCCCGACATTATCTATGAGAACGGTGAATTTCAAGTGTTGGAGTCTGAAAATAATGCCGTATAGTAAGCGTTGGGAATTATATCACATTCTGGGTGGAGGATGTGTAGGATGTGGAAATCAGAATTTTGGGGAGATACAGATAGATCATGTGTATAATGATGGCCACATAGACCGTGACTTTTACACTAATAATGAAGCAAGATATGCTGACCGTCCTCAAAGAGCTAAGGAAAGATTACAATTATTATGCAAAAAGTGCCATATTTACAAACATTCTGGACGAACATTGACTCCTGCACAGGAACGTCGAAAGAAGATGCTTTTGTTTATGGATATACTGGCGTTCCATGAAACTGTACAAAAAATTCCTGTCTCTGAATCTGTTTTGGTATCTGCTCTAAAGGCAACATCCACATTCAAATTTGATGAACCTATCTCATACATCAGACTGATGTTAAGACAAGCAAGTATCTATGAATCACAACCGGGGTATTACAATCGTGTTTAACAAGGAGTTTGAGTTCGACCCATGAATAGTGTAAAATTATTAGAAGAGTTTGAATGTGGCTGCAATATCATAAAAGATTCTGAATGGAGATGGAGAATAATCACATGTTTGAATCATTCTAAACACACGGAAAAAGAGGGCTATCACAGGCTAATCACCTTGGATAAACCCATCATGGAGATGATTCATCCATGAACGCCGAAGCAAGACGTGCCATGAGACTGATGGAACTGACCGGATACTTTAAGATCGTATATGACAAGACAGGCGGAAACGAGACAAACAAGGCAGAAAAGGCATACAGTGAGACTATGATACGTGCCAAGAAATACGCCTCCCCCCAGACTGCAAAAGAGTATCTGGACGAAGTATTGAGGAGGGTAAGCAAATGACACAAGAAGAAGATGAAACACAAATTTACTACGTAAAGCGAGAAATTAAAATAATCATAGCCAAATCCATAGGACTAGGCTTTGTTCTTGGAATTACTGTGGGGGCGTTGCTAGGATGACAAATTCCTTAAACTGTCGCATCTGCGGTGAAAAAGCAGACCCACAAACAAAAGAAGACCTTTGCCTTTACTGTGAGA